AGGTGGCTAATGAACTTTAGCGAAGTAGAGGCGAAACACAGACTTCCGAAAGGAATGTTATCGACTATTGCCGGTATAGAAACGGGCGGACATCCCGACCCCGACAGAGCCGTATCACCAAAGGGTGCGATAGGTCGTTTTCAGCTTATGCCTGCAACAGCTAAAGAGTTAGGTGTTGACCCTACTGACCCACAGCAAAATATGGAAGGCGGGGCTAGATACTTAAGGTGGTTATTAGACAATACGGACAACGATGTAGAGAAGGCTGTCACGGCTTACAACTACGGAATCGGGAATGTCTGGAAGGCTGAGAAAAACGCTAAGGCGGTAGGTGGAAACTGGAAAGACTTTGTTAAGGCAGAAGAATCGAGAAATTATTTAGCTAAATACAATTCCAGTTTAGGTGTTGGTGAGGCTGAAACGCAACAAGCCGTACTTCCTAAATCCATTGAGATGGGTCAACCGCAAGAGGTAGCCTCTGCACCACAACCGCAACAAGTCGCTAGAAAACCATCGGGCGGGTATATTAAATCTTATCTGGAGTCTTACATATAATGGATATTAAAAAGACGTTATCCGCACTCAAGGCTCAAAAGCTCTATTTAATGTCAACAAAAAGGGATTGTTATAACTTCACCATGCCTTTGCGGGGTGTGGGCTACAATAACTACGGTCAATCCTTTAGTCAAGACTCAAACGTATCAACGGCTAACGCCTACAAAGCAAACAAATACGATGCTACCGCTACTGACGCTTCTAAGATTCTCGCCTCTTTTATCGTTTCTGGTATTGCACCGAGCAATCTACAATGGTTTGACTTTGATGTTGCCCAAGACCCAACGATTCGCAACCAATGGCTAGGCGATGCAGCCTCTCTAATATGGCGTGAAATCCATGCAGGGAATTTTAACTCATCGTTATACGAATGTATTTTAGACCTAGTAATCGGTGGTGAGGGCATTTTATTCCAAGACTTAAAGAAAGAAGGACTCCACTTTGAATTGTGGGATACCTCTCAATGCTATTTTGCCTGCTCGGTCAAGGGTGGTGTGGTTGATTCCGTTTATCGCGAATACACACTAACCCCCCAACAAGCGATGGTAGAGTTTAGTCAGGAAGGTGATATGCCTCTACCTGACCGAGTAATGCAAGCCTCTCCAGATGCAAAAATTAACTTTATCCATGCCATCTATCCAAGAGTTAATGGTGTATATGATGGGCCTGCAAAAAACAAGCCATTCGCCTCCTGTCATATCTTAGTTGATGACGGTGTTGAGATTAGACAATCGGGCTATGATGAATTCCCACTCGCCATCCCAAGATGGAACGTAATTCCTGATAGTCCTTACGCCTTTGGGCCTGTATACGAAGCCCTAGACGACATCAAAACACTAAATGAAACCGCTAAGTTTATCCTACAGAATGCAGAAATGGCAATCTGTGGAATGTATGGGGCTGTAGACGATGGTGTGATGAATACCGGCAGTATCACAGTAGGCCCACGCAAAGTCTTTATCATGGCAGAGCGTGACAATATGTGGCCTATGTCATCGGGCGGTGACTTTAATATCTCCGAGATGATGCTACAGCAACAACGCGAGCAAGTAAGACGCTCGATGATGGTTGACCAGTTACAAATCCCACAACAACAAGGCACAACGGCTACTGAGATTAACACTCGTATGCAGTTATTACGTCAGATTACAGGCCCTGTATTCGGCAGGCTTGAGGAATTCTTACAAGCCCTTGTCTTTAGATCATTCGGTCTTTTGTATCGTGCGGGTAAATTACCTCAAATGCCTCAAGAATTAGCTGATTTAAAACAGCTTAGTATTCGGTATGTGAGTCCGTTAGCTCGGTCACAACGCAACTCAGAGGTTGAAGTGATTGAGTCTTATGAAATGTCAATCGGTCAGACGATGGCTGTAGACCCATCAATCGGTGATGTTTATAACTGGACAGAGGGTGCAAGAGAGAAAGCAAGGCTCAGAGGTGTACCTGAAAGGCTAATGAATTCAAACTCTCAGATTAGAAAGATTCAAGAGGGTCGTCAACAAGCGCAAGCGCAGGCTCAACAAGAAGCGGTGGAAACCGAAAAGGAAATCAACGAATCAAAGAAAGCACCTAAGGAATAGGAATGACACCAGAAGAAAGAGCAACGCTTTACCAGTCTGTTTTCCTACACACTCCGGGTGGGCAAAGGGTTTTAGAGGATTTAACAACCAAGTTTTATGACAATAACTTGTTTGCTAAAGACTCTGATGGTGGCGCAAGGGAAACCGACAGACGTTTAGGCGGTAGAGATTGCGTTAGATTTATCTTAATGCAAGTCAACAAACTACTAGAGGATAAGACTAATGACGGAAGCAGCGACCCAAGTATCTGAGGCACCAGCCGAAGTAGCAGCGGACAATCCAGCAACCACACAAGTATCAGAAAGCGTATTAGGACAAGCGGCTACCAACGCAAGCGATTGGACAGCTAATGTACCTGAGAAGTTTCGCACTGAAGACGGAGTTAATTCAGAGGCTATTTATAAGTCTTACTCTGAGCTAGAGAGCAAACTAGGCAAATACGGCTTACCGCCCGAATCTGCTGAAAAGTACGAATACAACTATGAACCAGATGAAAGCCTGCCCGCCTCATTAGACGGTGAGATTTTCGACAACCTGAAAGGGTTAGCCCACACATTAGGACTCAGCCAGAAACAGTTTGAGCCTATTGCTAAGGGCTTTGAGGGGTATGCTAAGTCACTTATTGAGCAAGCCTATGCCCCAGAAGACCCCGCAGAAGTGCGTCAACAGACTGAATCTGCGCTAAAAGAGGTCTGGAAGTCCGATGACGAGCTTAAATCGAACATGGGGCTTGCAATTAAAGCGTTTTCCAAGTATGCTAGTGATGGAATAAATATTGATGATGTAGGAAACAATCCCGCCATGATTCGGTTATTGGCAGCGATTGGTAAGGATTTAGGAGAGGATAAGGGAGCAATAGGTGGTGGTGATGTCAGTGGTGGTTATGCTGACTACGAAGCCTTAATGTTCTCCCCTGCGTTTATAAATCCACATCATCGAGACCATGCTAGAGTTAAGGCTCAAGTCCAAGCATTTGAAGAAAGGGGCTATAGACTTAAACGATAGTAGTAGATGTAGAGGGCCTTTTTCAAAGACAACCTTCAAAGTCTAATAATGAGGGCATCCTAATGGGTGTTCTATTTTTAACTTTGAAGGAGAAAGGCTATGTCCTTAACAATCGACAATGCGTTTGTAACCAAGTTTCAAGACCGGTTCCATGTAGTCGCGCAACAAAGAAAATCACGCTTAGAGCAATTCGCTAAGAAACGTCTCACAGCCGTAGTAGGCGAGAGCTTTACTATTGACCTGTTAGGCCAATCGAATGCAACCCCTAACCGCCCCCGTCACTCTGACCTACAGTATGCAAACTTAGACAATACTCGTCGTATTGCCTTGATGCAAGACTTAGAGCCAGCCGAATTGATTGATGCGATGGATAAGATGAAAATGCTTATCGACCCAACCAATCAATACACGGAAGCACTGTTAGCTGATTGCAACCGCTTTAAAGATACAACCATCATCAATGCCGCTTTAGGTAATGTTATTACGCAAACCGCTAATAACACAACTGGTAGCTCTGCATTGCCTGCTGCTCAAACGATTGCTGCTGCCGCTACTGGCTTAACAGTCGCTAAACTCCGTGCCGCTAAAATCCTTTTGGATGAAGCTGAAATGGATGATAGTGATTATTTCGCTAACATGGGTCAGCATGAGGGCAAACAAGACCCTTACGGCAATTTAAACAGCCCATCGTATGTCATTGTTTGTACCTCACAACAAATTGATAATTTGTTAGGTGATAGCGATGTACAAAGCATTGATAGCAACTCTGTCAAAGCCTTGGTTGCTGGTGCGGTTAATACATTCATGGGCTTCTTGTTCGTGCGTGTACCGTCAGCCTTCTTACCAAAATCTGGTACGAGTCGCTCTGTGTTGGCTTATGCCCCACGCGCGATTGAGTACGGTATTGGTAAAGAGCCATCTGGCTTAGTAGAACGTATACCACAAAAGAACGCTTGGCAAGTAATGACATCTATTTCGGTAGGTGCAGGTCGTGCTGAAGATGCTGGTGTGGTAGAAATTCTGTGTACAGAAGTTTAATAACTAGCATAACAGGAGCAACACTATGAGTAACTTTGAAGCAACACAAGCCGCCGCCGCAAGCGGTGGTGCAAGAGGCAAACTGTATGCTAGTTCGGGTGCAGGAAAATTACGCTCGTTTACGTCAACCTATACTTCGGTAACAGGTAGCGAACCACAAGTAGCCGATACGATTGAATGGGGTACATTACCCGCAGGCGCTCGTATTCATGGCAACTTGAGTTCGTTTAACTATGCCGTAGGTAACGCAGGCATGACACTCACGTTAGGTGATGCTGATGATGATAACTTCATCTTAGCCGCTACTGACATGGGTACTGGCGCAGGTGTAACCACTCTGCCGTTAGTAAACGTAAATGGTGCGGTCTATGTAAATACTTCTCCGTTGACATTGATTTCTACACTTGCTGTAGATGAGATGTTAGCTGACCAAGTAATAACATTGACGATAGTCTATACACTAGACTAATCAAATCGGGGGCGACCCACAAGGAAGCCCCCTCTTTTTATGGAGATCGGTATGAGATATTTATGCTTACTTTTAATTTTGTTCAGCA